TAGCCAGCTCTATAGAGAATGTCTTGCTGAGCCTTTAACCTAATAGACTCTTGCTTAGCTGTCTGGGCTAGTTCAATAATACCAGACAACGCCATAGGGACATGAGCGCCTATGCGTTCCTTAACCATTGATTCAACTAATCGCCAGTTGTCTCGTAAGCGGGACATAGCAGACCCTGCGCTGTTGGGAGAGTAACCTGCTTGAGTCCAAGCTTCTCTGGCGTTCCCTGACTCAACATAATACGCGACAAACTGAAGGAAGTTCTCATTCACATCATACTCTGAAGGATCACTCTTCTTTAAGAGTTTAACCTTCTTACGCATTGCTTTGTCTTGTTCTGTCATCTTTACCTCTAGCGGTACATGATCGATGTAGCCGGTACATGCACGACACATTGTTACATAGTTGTTATAGACGATGTGAATAGTTATAAGGAGGATGTCAATCACTGAATATCATCTTCAGTTAATCCCTATTCACTTTGTTGTCTGTATAGATATATTATAGCACACTTTGACTCAAATGTAAAGAAGTATTTGTAATTAATTCACTGCCTCCTATAGTAAGATGATTAAGGGTCATGGAAGTTTCATAATCTCGCCAGAGAGAGCGTCGAACCTTTCCCCCGATGCAGTGCTGTAGCGATAAGGGGGTAGGGGGTGCTAATGAGAATCATTATCATTTGCATTAGCGTTTGCGAATGAGAATCGTTATCATCTGCATAGTATTGGCATAGTCACTGCCACAACCTCCAAAGTATTGGCATAGTTACTGTCATTATCACTATCATAGTCTACGGATTTCTGCAACACTGTATGTGCGTACAGTATCATCCATGCTTATACCTATCCCGATTCTATAACCTATTGTTATACTGTACATTTATCCAGTACTAATCACTATCACACTACACAGGTAAATACTACTGGTTATTTATACAGTAGTCTTATATAACTAAATAGAATAGATAGCCTATGCTTATAACATATCGGTATTAGACATATGCGTCATATATCGCTAGTATGCACATAACAAATAAGGAAACAGATTTGCAACATTGTTTCAAAACCACTTAATCAAAACAGGTACTAAAGATATGAAACCATTACTAACTGCAAAACTTGCTAAAGAATACGCAAATGGATATATGGCCGCTGAAACATTAAAGCAGTCTATCACTGAAGCTTTACGAAACGACTACACTATATATGCAACATTAAAGAAGGATGGCAGCAACCCCGATTTGATGGTAAAAGCGCAAGCCGGCATTGAGAAACTAGGAAAGTCGATCACTGATAAAGCCGCCCTTAAAAGCTTCAACGCGCTACTGAATAGAGAGTCGCGCAAGATACATAAAGAGCTGGATGTAGATTGGCCGTCGGTCAAGGTGAAAGATGGAGAGATGGCAGACTGCGGCAAACCGCGCGGTGACTCTGGAGCCGGTGAAGGTGACGGTGACGGTTCTATCCAGATATCGGAAGAGCAAGCTCAAGATATATTGAAGGGCCATATTGCAGTACTGCAAAAAGCTTACAAGGATACCGCCGACAAAAAGCTTGCAGATGCCTTACAGTTTGCAATCCAGAACATCAAATAAGGAATACTATAAAGCCCGCACACTGGACGCGCGGGTTTAATTAGTAAGCTTTAACTCCCCGTAGCAATCTTTGCCGCGCTTGTACAGGCGGCCTTTTTGCTGTTGGGTATCGTTTTAATTTGCAACAATGTTTCAAAACAGAGACACTATTTGCAACAATGTTTCAAAACAGAAACAACAATTGGAGTATTTAATTATGTATGATGAAACAACAGAGATATATCCGCATGACTTTGTGGATATGTATTGGGATTTAGATGATGCGGATGATGATTGCATAGATGGATTACTGGTTATTTTACAGTCTAAGATAGATAGGTACAATAAAAGCATTGGCCGCGATTGGGATTCTGATAAGGCAATGTTGGAATTAGATAAGCAGTTCTGGCGTTTTGAGATGGGTAATGTTTATGAATAATGCGTATAAAGAAATGCTCAAGCGTGAGCGTAGGTCTCAGCTGGTGGCTCAGGCTATCGGTTGGGTTGTGATTGGATTTGGTGCCATGGTTTGCCATGGTATCTGGTACGGCTGGCTGTTGTATCGCGCCAGTGTTTTATAATTTGCAACAATGTTTCAAAACTGGAGTTTATTATGGGTGGCAATTGGTTTGATACTTTTAATGCGGCACTAGATGCAGAGGGTCTGTTGGATTTATTCCCTATGGTCTATGGTGGCATAGAGCGTGATAGTACTTTGACTTTCACTATTGATGATGGGTCGCGGTATGGTAGATTTGTTTCTATCTATCGGGATGAACGTGGTATGTATGAACGTCCGGTTCATTATACTAGATAACTTTTGCAACAATGTTTCAAAACTGGAGATTGATATGTCTGATTTAGCTAGATTCTTAATGGAAATGTTTCTATTATGTTCGGTGATCGCAACTACTTGGTTCGGTCTGGTACTTTATGCAGTAATAACGGGAGAATTATAATGGCTGGTGCAATTGTTTGGGAGGGCGATAGCCTTCTAACTGGTGATCCTATTGTGGTTGTGGCTACATGGGATAGTAAGAATCCTAAGACTGGTGATATGGTGCAGATGTATATTCTGTTGGCTGATGTTGAGCCTCATATTGCTGTCAAGTCTGGGGCTGATGCTGCTGTTTGTGGTAATTGTCCTCAACGTCCTAGTGTGGGTGGGTCTTGTTATGTTAAGACATTCCAAGCGCCTCTCTCTATCTATCGTGCTTACAAGCGTGGCTCTTATAACAATGTTATAAGCTATGATAAATTGCAGGGTAAACCGATTCGGTTCGGTAGCTATGGTGATCCTGCCGCTGTACCCTATGAGGTCTGGGCTGATGTGATTGATAACATTAAACCGAGTATGACTACGGGGTATACGCACCAGATGAATGATCGTTCGTTCGATAGGCGTATGGCTGGGATTAATATGATCAGTGTTGAGACACCCAAGATGGCACAGAAAGCGCATGGTCTAGGGTTCCGTACCTTCAGGGTTACCAGCGATACTGATCAGGTGCTACCTAATGAGATCATTTGTCCTAATGATACCAGTGGGGTGCAGTGTGTAGACTGTGGCCTGTGTGATGGTGCAGGTGACAAGCCTAGTATTGTGATTCAGGTGCATGGTGCGCTTGCAAATCGCTATGTAAGTAAGTACGATAAGATTAATGTTGTTAACCCTGATGTCATTGCAGTGGGTGGCTAACTTTTGCAACAATGTTTCAAATCTAATTAGGTACGGGTAATGTAAGAGGAGATTTATTATGTATGATATTTATTGTCCACATTGTGGTGAGCCGTGGGAAAGATCGTTGTTGGAGGATGTTGAGGGTATGTCTTATCTTCAAGCTGGTAAGGCTTTTACTGTGCAGGGTTGCACTCTATTCCAGATATTGCGTCAGCGTATCAATGGTGAGGGTAGTGTATGTAAGGCTGATCAGGTTGTATCTGATATTGAGTTGGCTTCTATTAATGGGGCGCACGAGATGAGTGATTACCCTGAAGAGTGGGAATATGATTTGGCTTTTGCTATATATAACAGAGGTGATGTATGATTATTACTATGACAAGTCCCATGACGGGCATGATTAATACAATGGATGTATCTGTAACTGAGGTTCAGATTGCACGATGGCAGGGTGGTATGCTTATTCAAGATGCTATGCCTGACCTGAGTGTTGATGAACGTGAATTTATTATGACGGGTATGACACCCGCTGATTGGGAGAAGATGTTATGAAAACTAAAGGCGAAGCGATTAGGTTTAAGCTGGAGTTTATGTTGATGATGTTGTCAACAGGTAGGCATGAGGAAGGTGAGAAAGCGTTGAGCGATGCACTGGAGATATGTGATTCTATAACTGAACAAATGCCAGAGGAGGCAGAGTAATGGATAATTTAAATAATGTAATTGAAGCATGGGTGCGTGAGTTGGTTGTCAAGACTGTTCGTGAGGAATTGGCTAAGCAAATACCTACAGGTGTCAGTGATTCCGATGTATTGCAGCGGCTGGATACTATTGATACCACTGTGGATAACATCACTGATACCCTTGATACTGTGGAGTCTGAGGTATACGATCTATCTAGTCGGGTTGATGACCTAGATAATAGTTTTGGTGACCTAGATTCCGACAAGGTTAGTTGTACTGATCTTAATGGAATGGTTGTTGATATACTTAATGAGGTGCAGTTATCTGTAACAGCCTCCCCTATTGTAAGATAATTAAGGAGTAATGTATGAGTTATTCACTGAAGTTTGAACCAAACTATCCTGAGTACTGCAACATCTATGATCGTATGCTCTGCCATACTTTGATCAGGGAGATACTGGACGCAGGGTATTCTGTTACTGTCAATGATGGTGAGGATGATTGTCTGGTGGAGTCGCGGGACTTTGCGGAGATACTGGAGTCCATGTCGCAATCAGGTGAGGATATAATTATTCCTTGTGATACTGCTGGCGAGGGTGTCGGCTGGTTCTATCTGATCTATTGTAATGGCAGCGAGGGAGAGCCGATGATCTGCATGTCGGATATGACAGTCAATCCTATCTGCGCGGCTATAGATATCAAGGTGCAGCGTATACTAGAGGAGCAGGAGTTATGAGTATTAATAAGCAAGGGTTTACTTTGATCTATCAGGATGGGCGTGGAGCAGTCTGCGCCAAGGAGCTTGCCACTTCATCCACTGGTGAGCAGTGGGTAGTAGAAGGAGGTACGCCACCGCACAAGCCGAGCAGTACGGGCAGGGTGTGGGTCAGGCTGGCTGATGATTCGACTTGGAATCGTGAGTTCTTTCCATCGGTGTTTGGTATGGAGTGGAGGTTAGACGATGAATAGCGAACCTAGTCCTGATCGTTTCTCTGGCAATTGGTATGTCATTCGACAAGGCGATGGCTATCAAGTAGAGAGCCACCACTGGGAAGAAAACGCACGTGATGCGGCTGAATACCTAACATGGGCATCACCAAACAATAGTTATTATGTTAAGAGAATAGTGGAGGTTAGATGATGTCAGTACGACAGGTAGTTAATCGGTCTACGCACGAGCGTATGATCTCAGGTGCTGAGTATTCTCTCAAGGCTATCAGCATAATCACAGGCATCCATCACAATACCCTGCATGGTAGGCTGAGAGGTAAGGACGAGTTTACTGATCACGAGTTACGCACCATTGATCTGTCTAAGACTAGTCCAGCTAGGCGTAGGCGTGAGGGCGTTGCTGGTAGTATCAAACGTCTTGAGACTAAGGCTGATAGGTTATCCTCTCAGTTTCTTAGGGGTAAATTATAGCTTGACATCCTGTGCTTTATGCTGTAGCATGTCAACTCAACTGGAGAAATTGTATGACTGTAATATTTAGAGAGTTTGATAGTAAGGTTGCTGAGGTTTTGTTCCCGTCTATTGATTACCAATCGACTGCTCAGGAACGTCAAGATGCTGCTTGGATATACACGCTGGACTTGTTGCGTGATGATCCAATGGTATTGGCTGAGGCTTTTATTGGTGAGTACCTTGAGAAGATGTCTGATATGGACGACTATCATCAGGCTGTTGTAACTGCACTAGCAGATGAAGATTACCCACGTATGGGTGCGCTAGTGGCTGATGCATTTGGTGCTTTACATATACGCGCTGTATATTATGTTGAGCAGTACCATGACGAGCTGCGGCAGGAGGTGGAGTGTGGTTGATCCTCACGTACCTGATGATAATGACGAGGCTTTTGTCTATCACTTTGTTGAGCCTATTGCGCTCACTGATTGGGAGGTTGCTGACGAGATGGGTGACCTGTTTGATTTACCAGATGGAGATATGCTATGAGTGCATATATATATGGTTTGATAATGAAGATACTGTCTGACTCTCTCAAGGCTGCCGAGACAGCTGACGAGGAGAGGGCTAGGTGGGAGGCTATAGCCAGCTTAGCTGCTGCGTATCCTGCCCTGCATAGGAAGGCTGTAGATGAGTAGCGGATGGGCGAGGACTCACCATTCATGCGACAGGTGTGCTAGTAGCGATGGTGCATCTACCAATCACGATGGCTGGACTACATGCTTCAGCTGCGGAGACAGGTACAACTCAGGCGAGTCTTATAATTCAGTTATAACGGAGAACATAGGAGTAACTAGTATGGAAGTAGGTAGGGGTAGGCATCAGATGGTGCGTAGTATTACTCAGGGAACGTGCGAGAGGTATGGTATCAGTGTAGATGCTGATGACATTATCTTTGAGTACAGAGACAAGGACAGTCTCGTATGCGCTCAGAAGGTTAGGATAGGCAGCAAGGACAACCAGCGTAGCTTCGGTATCTGGGGCGATGGTGTTCTGTTCGGGCAGCACTTGTTCAGTAAGGGCGGTAGGTATGTCACCATTACTGAGGGTGAGTATGATGCGGCATCTGTCTATCAAATGAGTGGCAGTAAGTACCCTGCTGTATCAATTAAGAATGGAGCGCAGTCAGCACTGAAGGATTGTAAGGATCAGTATGAGTGGCTAGATAGTTTCGATAACATCATTGTGTGTTTCGATGCTGACGAGGCTGGGCAGACTGCGGCTAAGGAAGTGGCATCTCTGTTTGCTGGTAAGGCTAGGATTGTCAAGCATCATCCTGACTTCAAGGATGCTAATGAATACCTTGAGCGTTGTCGTGGTGACGACTTCAAGGCAGCGTGGTGGGCAGCAGAGATTCACACACCTGATGGTATCATTGCAGGTAAGAGTTTATGGGATGCAGTGAATACGCCAGTGGAGAAGGCATCGGTGCAGTACCCTTGGTCTGGTCTTAATGATCTCACCTATGGCATACGTAGCTACGAGCTTGTAACACTGACAGCAGGTAGCGGTGTAGGTAAGTCTCAGGTTATGCGTGAGGTGCTATATCATGTCTTGCAGAATTCAGAGAGTAACATCGGCTGTATATTCCTAGAGGAATCTGTCACCAAGACAGCGCAGTCTCTGATGTCTCTGCACTCAGGTAAGCGGCTGCACATTCCAACTGTCGAATCGACTGAGGAAGAGAGGCGTGATGCATTCAATGCTACGCTGGGTACTGATCGTCTATTCTTCTATGATCACTTTGGCTCTACCAGTGTGGAGAATATCGTAGGTCAGGTTAGGTATCTGTCTAAGGCACACGACTGTAAGTATGTATTCTTAGATCACCTATCTATCATTGTGTCTGCTCAGGATAATGGCGACGAGCGTAAGGCTATCGACGAGGTTATGACCCGCCTTCGAATGCTGACGCAGGAGACAGGCATTGCATTGTTCCTAGTGTCACACCTACGCAGACCCGCAGGTAAAGGTCACGAGGAAGGTGCAGCTACGTCACTGTCTGATCTCAGGGGTAGTGCTAGTATCGCTCAGCTCAGTGACATTGTGCTAGGCTTTGAACGCAATGGTCAGGCCGATGATCTGGAGGAACGTAATACCACCCACATCAGGGTACTTAAGAACAGGTTCAGCGGTGAGACAGGGATGGCTACGTCAGTGCGCTATGATCAGGACACTGGGCGTATGGCAGAGGTGCTAGATTTGGAGGAGATATTATGAGATGCGCTGCTTGTGATAAGATAATGACTGAGTTTGAGATGGCATTGAGAGCGCCAGAGAGTAGGCAGTTTGCTGACCTCTGTGGCATCTGTTACAATATCGCCTATGACCTCGACGATACTGACGAGGATGTAGTAGGCATCATTCAAGGAGACATTACGCATGAGCAAGATTGGTGAATTAATAGTTACGTTAGAGGATCATGGTTATGATTACAGTAGACTTGGAAACGAATCTTTCGCACGATACGATATGGTGTGCAGGGGTTCAGAAAACAGAGAGTCCGAATGGAAGTCTCACGTTCGACAGCGCAGAGTTGAAGCAGATGTTATCTACTGCCGATGGCGTAGTAGGTCACAACATAATCTTCTTCGACAAGCCCGTCTTAAAGACTTGCTGGCAGGTTGATGTTGATGTACCTGTGTGGGATACGCTGGTCATGGCTAGGTTGTTAGACCCTACGCCTGTTGGAGGACACAGCCTCAAGGAATGGGGTAGGCGTATTGGCATAGCTAAGATGGACTTTGATGTTGATGACTTTGACAGCGGGTACACTGACGAGATGGGTGAGTACTGCATACGTGACGTTGAGGTTACGACTAAGCTGTACCACTACCTCACAGCTAAGCTAAAGAAGCTAGGCTTCAGTGATCTGTCTATCAAGTTAGAGCATGAGGTGTCAGAGATCACAGCGCAGCAGGTACGCAATGGGTTCAAGCTGGATATGGATGTGGCTACCAAGTGGCAGTCTGAGATGGCTATACGCATCGATCAGATTACTGCTGAGCTACAGGATAGGTTCCCTCCCATCATTACCATACGTGTCAGCGATAAGACAGGTAAGCGATTGAAGGATCATGTCGAGGAGTTTAACGTAGGCTCTCGCCAGCAGATAGCTAAGCGTCTGTCCAAGCTGGGTGTCAAGTGGAAGAAGCTAACTCCAACTGGCTCACCTGTGGTGGATGAATCTACGCTGGCTGGTGTGGATATACCAGAGGCTAAGCTGTGTGCTGAGTACTTAGGTCTGGTTAAGCTTAAGGGTATGGTGGATAGCTGGCTCAAGTATGTCGATAAAGATACGCATCGCATACATGGGTACGTCAATAGCTGCGGTGCTGTGACTGGTAGGATGACGCACAATAAACCTAATCTGGCACAGATACCTAGCCTTAAGATTGCTAGGCAATGCTTCACTGTCGA